GGGAGAGCCAGGTCTAAGAGAAACGCTTGACGTGCTAGGAGATTGCCGCCGAGTGCTAGAAAAGGTTTCTGAGACATCCCGAGAGCCGTATTCTTGGATAGATGAGGTTCTTTTGAAGCACAATCTTGTACTTGTCTATTTGTCAAAGGCAATTCTCAAGAAAGCAAGGGGTGAGAAGTGAATCTCTCAAAGTGGATCATAATCCTACAACAAGACTTCGACGCCCGGCGCCCGAGGACTGAACACATCCAGGCATTGCGCCAGGTCACGCTCAAGCTGGTTGACGAGGTCAATAATTTGCAGAAACAGATCGACAAACTCAAAGCGGAAAACCCGAAAGGAGAATCACATGACCAAAAATGAAACCGAAAACCGCGTCGAGGTGAAAAAGAAATCCGCAACCCTCAGCCTGCCCGTGAAGCTGACCAAGGGCGAGATCATCGAGCGCAAGGATTTGCTGCTGCAACTGCTCGACCGCTTGGACTCGGCCGAAGAGGACGCCAAGGCGGCCCGCGACCGGCACAAGTCGATCGTCCAGAACATCGAGGCCGAGATCGCCAAGGCCCGGGGCGCGCTGAGGACGAACACCGAGAAGCGGCCGGTGCTTTGCGATGAGCATCTCAACCACGAAAAGCAGACCGTCGAGGTGTTCCGCTCCGATACCGGGGCGCGGGTCCACGAGCGGGCGATGTTGCCGAGGGAAAAGCAAAAGAACCTGGACGAAGCGATCGCGGACGCCAAGGACAAAGCCAAGAAGCCGACCAAGAAAGACAAACAGCGCGAGAACATCTTGCCGATGACCGCGCCGGTGCCGGGGAAGTGATCGTCCTCGGCATAGACCCCGGCGACCCGGCCGGCTGGGCCGAGTACATCGGCGGTGAATACGATTCATCGGGAACTATCGCCGGAGACGATCCCCGCACTGTTCGGGATCTCATCGTCGCCATGGGTCCCGATGTCCTGGTCGTCGAGGATCAGTTCTTCAGACCCGGCGCGCTCAAGGGAATCAAAACGCTTCTGTATCGCCGTTACATCTGGCAGATCGCGGCCGAGCTTGAGAGCATCCGGGTTGAGGTTGTCCACCCGCTTACATGGCAGGCGTTTTTGAAGATCAAGCGAGGCAAGAACGCACCCAAGCCGGTCGAGCAGTACGGGCCGCTTGCCTCGGCACTCATCGGGCGCGATGTCTACGGGGACGAGGCGGCGGCGGTTTGCATGGCCTACTGGGGCTCTCTGAATTGCACTTGACAACCGGATCCGAATCTGGGAAGGTAGGCTCATGAACTCGCCGCCCCCGAAAAAATGAATCGACTTTTCCCCGTCTGTGGTTGGGTGATCTTTGGCGAGTTCAGCCCGGCCGCAGGCGGGGAGCTTTGAGGACCCATGAAACCGCTTGACCGAGACACGCGCTTGCTTCTGCTCTTCGTGCTTCTTGAGGCGCTGGCCTTTCTGGTTGTGCTTGAGATTCTGGAGGTGATGCCGTGAGCCCGTGTATGTGCGGTGATAGTGAATGCCCGAGTTGTGGAGCGGCGCAGGACACCCGGGAATATTCCCCCTATGGCCTCGACCTGTTCGGCGAGCCGATCAAGCAGAACACATCAAGCCCGGTGGCCCGAAAGTTCATAGTCCCGCCGTTTACTGTGCTGAATGCAAGGGATGGGGATTGGCAGAACAGAAAACGGGCGTGGTCATCTATGGGGATTCAAGGGGAAATCGGAAGGGAAGAAGATCTCACATTTACAGGAGCAGCAAAGTCGTTTGACCATTATCGTGTCAAGGAAGGAACCAGAGACAAGACAGACACGCAAGGAACCAGCATCTTCGATCCTGTCTTGTGCGAGTTGGCATACCGCTGGTGGTGCCCGGATGGCGGTCAAGTGGTTGACCCCTTCGCCGGTGGAAGTGTTCGCGGTGTTGTGGCGTCTGCACTTGGCCGGAGGTATTGGGGCGGGGAGCTAAGGCCCGAACAAGTTGAAGCCAACCGCAAGCAAGCGCAAGATATGTGCCCGGACAACCCGCCCGTGTATGTATGCGGGGACAGTATGAACACACTGGAAACAGCCCCGGCCGCCGACTTTATCTTTTCATGTCCGCCATACGGGGACCTTGAAAAATACAGCGACGATCCCGGCGACTTGTCAAACATGGAATGGCATATTTTTGCGGCTGCATACAAGCGGATCATTCTACGGGCCTGCAATTGCCTGAAGCATGATCGGTTTGCCTGCTTTGTTGTGGGAGATTTCCGAGACAAGCGCGGATTTTTCAGAGACTTTGTAAGTCTGACCGTGAGTGCCTTCCGTGATTCTGGGCTCGAGCTTTATAACGAAGCGATCCTGGTGACGGCAGTTGGCTCGGCACCTATCGGGGTTACAAAACAATTTGAAGCCGGGCGCAAGCTAGTCAAGACGCACCAGAACGTCTTGGTGTTCTGTAAAGGGGACTGGCGGAAGGCAACGAAGGCGATTGAGGTGATGCCGTGAAGATCGCCGTCACCATCCAGTGTGATTCAAAGCACTGTTGCTGGTGCCACTTCAACAAGCGGGTCGAGCACGTCATGGGTCCGATCAGGTTTTGCGAGGTATTCTGCAAGCGGCTCGAAGAGGACAAGCGCGGCGCGATCCGGCTGGAGAAATGCAAGGAGGCTCAGGTATGAGCGAAGATACCGAGGTTGGATACACGACAGAAAATGAAGTGATCAGCAGATACGAGAATGCACTTACGGCTGCTACGACATACAGCCAACTCCTGGATGTGTGCGAGAAATGGAAGGGAACCTTTCCCGACATAGAGAAGCCAATCAAGGAGATGCGAAAGGCCGGGTTCAGGGAATGGCGCAAGGGCCTTGAGCAAGAAAGGAAAGGGATCTTCGCAGGACTGACGCACGCCGAGAGATACAGCGCGATCTTGATGCCAGAGTTAGCCATCAAGGCAACCATGTTGGCCGAAGATTATGGGGTGCCATGGGGGGCCGCATACATTCGGCTTCGGGAAGAGTCGCGCAATCACGCCCGCAAATTGATGAAGGGAACGAGGGCAATATAATGCTCTGCACCTGCGGCCAACACTTCAAAGGCAACCGAGGCATGATGCAACATTTCCGCCAAGGCTGCCCGGCGGCAATCGTCGATCTGTTTCGTGAGGGCAAGTCGTCCGCCGAACTCGCCAAGCGATTTGACAAGCCGGTCGAAAAGATCGATGGGATAATCAGACGGGCGGCAATTGAACAGGAACTCAAACGGAAAGGAAGTTGAAAAAATGCATTGTTCATTTTGTGGAAAGACTGGGTTGGGTAGCGACATCGCGAAGTGTTCGGAGTGCGGGGCGTTCGTATGCGGCGACTGCCGGATCGGGGACATGTGCCCGACGTGCCACGAGGCGAACCCCCGGGAGCCGGAAGAGGAGCCGGAAGAGGAGCCCGAGGATCCGGTGGTTGGGTCATGACGCAGGACGAAATACTCGGGCGCATCCGGGCGGTTCTTGATGAGCGGGATGAGTTGCGGGACGAAAACGCCCGGCTCGAAGCCGTGTTGAGAGAGTACAGAGCCGAGGCCGTCAAACACGAGACCATGATCGAGAGGTTCAAGGACGATATGGACGTTGCCCGGGTAGAGATCAACCGGCTCAAGGATGAGATCCGGAAGCAGGACCGGATCATCGATAAGCTACGCGTTGAGAAACAAATTGCCCTCGGTTCTGGCGCGCTCAAGGTTCCCAAGCCCGCCCGCGTCCACATCGAGGCATCGGGCAACGTGGTTGTAACGAGCAACCAGGTGCACCCGGGCGACGAAGGCCCGGTCAGGGAGACGGATTGACCATCTCATTCAATGCAAAGGTCAGGGGCGGCGCTCTTTCAATGCGCCAGTTCAGCGAGAAAACCGAACGCTGCCGACTCATCCTTGCGGTGCTCGGGCCGACCCAGCAACAATTGATGGCCGAAGCGGAGTTATTGAGATGGTTGCTGTGGGATTGACAAAGCCCTACCGGTACAAATCGGATCGGCGGGTCGGTTTCGGCTACCCGGGGATCGGTTGGTGGATGGTGATCGCGATTGACGAAGAGGTTTATCGGGCGACCCGGGTGCATCACGAGACGGCGATCAAGGTGCTCGGCCGCGTGGCGACGTTCACGGACTGGCCGGGCTTCTGGATATTGAGGCCGCCGCCGAAGCACGAGCACACGCTTTCAGTCAAAGAGTTCAGGCGGGGCCAATGGAAAAAGCGATTGAACCAAACAAGTCTCTTTCATTCTCCCGAGGGGCGCCGCTAACCCCGCCCGGCTGCCCCTCGGGTCTTTTGGAGGTGAGGCGATGAAAAAACCAGACAGAAAGCGCCTGATACACTTGCAGAACGCAAGGAGCGCCAGAAGGCTCAGGGATAAAGACGTTCACGCGAGGTGCTACTCCAACCTTGAGCGCCCGAGCTTCCCCGACTTGCGCAAGATGCCATCGACTCAGCGTCTCAAAACCACCGGTGCTATATTCAAAGGCACCAACAAAAAGAAGGCTCGATTTGTGCGATGGCTCGAAGGCGGTGATTGATGCCCGACCTAAGACACAACAAAGAGGGCGTCTTCATTCGCACGCGCGTTCCGCCCAAGGGCCCGCCGCAACTCTGGTGTGTCGTGATCGAGAAGGCCACGGGTCGGACCATCACCCAGGCCCTGGGCGCGGCCCTCGGCAAATACTCGGCCCAGGCTCGGGCGCGGGTCAATGCGCTGTCGAGGCTCAAGGAGATCCTTGGCCGGCGGTACAAGCTCGACGAATACGAATTGCAGTATCGGACGGCGAAGGAGAGCGAATGAGCCACACAAAAATCAACATTTCCGGATGTGAGATTGACGTGATCGGCGTGCCGAATATGCTAGGGGCCGCCCTGGTGGATCAATTCCGCCCCTACATTGGAGGCATTGAAAAGGCTTGCATGGTCCACATGGAGACCACCGGAGCCCACCCGAGTGCCTACGAGATTCATATCGATCGAGGTAGGGGGAAACTGAGGCTTGTCAAAGTGATTGAAGAGTTCGACTGGCCACCCGCTTGACACCCCCGCCCGCCCCGTGTTACCCCTGAAGGTATAGCAACAAGCCGCTGGACGGCTAACCATCCCGCTGGACGGGAACGCTCTTGACGGATTCACTTGATGATGGACCCCAGACCAGGAAGCCCTACAGCCTACCTGAACTCAAACCACGGCTCGGCCGCCCTTACGAAACTTTCGACCTTGAGCAACTCGAACGCCTTGCAAAGCTCGGCTGCACGGACGAAGAGCTTGCCGATTGGTTCGACTGTAGCACCAAGACAATCGAGCGCCGGAAGAAAGACTCCCCGGACTTTTGTCGGGCCTATAAAAGGGGCCGCAACGAACTCAAGCAATCCCTTCGGCGGATCCTTCTCAGGCGGGCCGAGTACGACCAGGGTCCGGCCGCGGCAATCTTCCTTGCCAAGAACCTGCTCGGCATGCAGGACAAGCCCGAACTGGTCATGCCGATCACCGATGAGGACGATTGGATTTATCGCACTCGCCTTGCTTCTGGCGACACCCTGGTCATCCCCGCGGGGACAGACCCCATCAAGGCATACCATGAACATATTCGAGGCAAGGGATCCGAAGAACCCAGATCGGAGGATTGAATATCTTCCGCATCAGGACGCCTACCGGTTCTCGGAATACCGGAACGAGTACATTGCCGGCGGATGGCGTTCGGGCAAATCGTATGGAGTGATCGGGTTCTCTGAAGTCTCCATGCAGTGCAACCCCGGATGCGACGGTGCGATCATCGAGCCCGATTACAAGTTGCTCGAAGACTTTCTTGAAAAGAAATTCAAGCCCGCGTTTGCGCCCTACATCATCGGCGAGAAAAAGACCCATTATCTCTACAGAATATTTATGAAAACGGGGATCACCGTCCTCGGCCTCTCTGGTCACAACCTTGACAAGTTGGAGCAGTATGAACTCGGCTGGGCGGTTGCCGATGAGGCCGGGCTGATGGGTCGTGAGTTGTTCGTCCGTCTGAATGCCAGGGTCAACGACAACCGAGCCCGGCGCCAGCGCATAGGATACGCCGGTATACCCCGGTATGGCTGGCTGGCCGATACGTTTGCGGGCGAGCCGAGCCCCTTGCGCCACATGAGCCGCGCCTCGACCCTGGACAATCCAACGCTCGCACAGGAGACCATTGACGGCCTGCTCGACGCCTGCCCGGCCCGCATGAAGCCGGCCTACATCGACGGCCTTTTCGTGCCTCCTGGCGGGTCGATCCATCCCGGGTTTTCGGATCGGAACTTCATTGACTGGCCCGAGTTCGACAGGCTGTTTTTGACCGGGGTCGTGATTGACTGGTCCCCCCGCCGCCCCCACGTTTTGTTTTTTCAGGTCATCCCGGCCGGCTCGAAGATCCCCGCCCTCGGACGGATTGCACGGACCTCGGTCGTTGTGTTCGATGAGATCTACGAGTTCGCCGAGGACCCGATCACAACCCCCCGGCTGTGCGAATACGTGAAGGCCAAGCGGTACCCACTCAAGCAAGCCATCGGCGATCCCGCAGGCGGCGCGGTTGAGGCCACGTCCGGAACGAGCAGCAGAATACAGGCGTCGGAAAGTCTGCGCCTGCCGATTGAGTCCCCGCCAAAAAACATGTCGGGCAAGGCGGTTCGTATTGAGCACGTCAACCTGGCCCTCGAACCACTGACCGGACTGCCGACCCTGTTCATTGCAAGGCACATGGAATCCGACCGGCACCCGATGGCACTGGTCCCGTCGTTCCGGGGCTACAGCTACAAGAAAGACAAAGACGGGGTGCCGTCCTCGGATATCAATGAGGACGGAATCACCGAGCACTCCATGGACTGTATTCAATACCTGGTGTCCGTTGTCTTGCCGAAGTACGAACGTCTCACCGGCCCGCAAACGAGGTCCTATATCTAATGCCAATCGAAACCGCCAGAACGAACGCTGAGAAATACTGGGGCAGCTACTTCCGCTATCTGCTCGCCGAGGATCAGAAGATGAACACCGAGATCCTCCTGGAGATTGCGAAGCGATACAAGCCGGCCGCAACGTTTTGCGAATACGATGAGGAGATGTTCAACCGGCACATGTACCTTCGAGCGGCCATGCAGTCCGACATGAAAGAGATCATCAAGAGGCGGTTCAAAAATACCTGGCCGAAGATCATCAAGGAACAGGCCAACCTCAGAATCTACCAGGCCGAGATCGACGAAAAGTCCAAGGTCTTTGTCGAGTCAAGCGCGTTCCATCTGGTCGACGAGAAGGGCGAGCCGGTCGAGGACCCCAACTTCGACGATATGCTCAAGCGGGCCAACGTCCACTCGGCATTCAAGACCGTCAACAAGTTCATCAAGTCCATGCACCGGGCCATGTTCAAACCGTGGTGGAACAAGAAACATGAACATGTCAGCATCGGGGTCTGGGCCCCCTACATGGTCAACATTGTTCCCAACATCGACCCAGCCGCCGAGTGGTGGGACGTTGACCAGGCGCGGGCCGTGCTATTCCGACGCATGGCGCCCGAGGGCGTACTCAGCACGAACTATCGCCAAGAGGTCTGGGGCATCCTACCGGACGAGATCGCCCAGGACCTGGGCCGCACCGCAACCCACTACATCACCGGGCCGGATGGCGACTACCAGGTCAACGAAAACGACGAGAACCCATACAAGGATCCGCGCAACGACAACGAGCCGATCTACCCGTTCGTCTGGTTCAAGGACTCGGACGAAACGGAGCTATTCGCAATAGGCGAAGAGGACGCCTTGACGACCAACCGCATGGTCAACTCACTGCTGACCGACCTGGTTCACACGACCCATATCAAGGCGTTTCCCCCGGCGATCCATACGGCCGGAAACGACAACAAGGACATGACCACCGAGGCAATCCACGCCGGATCGATTCTGCAACTGGCACAGGGCGCGACCTTGAACTTCCCGACGAGCAACCTGCCGATTGAGGAGGTCTGGAACTTCCTAAAAGCCTACCTCGAAGCAAGCGGCCGGCTCGGCAAGCTGTCGGCCTCGGTCATCCAGACCAACGTCAACTCGGAGGAGTCAGGCCGGGCCCTCAAGATACGTGAACGCCAGTTGATTGAGGACCGCGAGAACCTGATCGGGATCATTCACCCGGACGTTGAGGAGGCGGTTTACCGCGCCGCCCTGGTACACAATACCCACTGTGAGCCGAGCAAGAAAATCAAGAGCCTTGAGAAGTACCGGGTCAAGTGGGAGCCCGGGGAGATGGACTTCCCGGTTGATCCCAAAGCGGCACTCGACGAGGCCGAGCAACGGATCCGGATGAACTTCGACACCCTGGTCAGCATACGCATGAAGGACACCAAGGAAGACAAGAAAACCGCCGAGGCCGCGATCCTCGACATCATCACGACAAACAAGAAGCTCAAGGAACTATCCGCGCCGCCCCCTATGTTCGAGTTGGCGAGCGCGAAGTTTGACCAGGCAAAGCAGGCGGGCGACGAGCCGGACGACGACGCTAAGCCGAAGGACCCCGAGGCCAACCCGGGCGACGGCGACGCAGACAAGACCAAGCCCCCGGCCAAGGCGCCGCCCCCGCCGCCCCCAAAGGCAGGCGAGCCCGAGCCAGAAAAAGACAAGCCCGAGCCCGACAAGGACACCGTTGAAAAGGCCGGCATGGACTACAACCTGTACCAGATCGCCCTGGCCATTGACCGAGGCGCCGCGACCGCCGCCGATATGTATATGCTTCTCAACCCCGGGGTCGAAAGAGCCGAGGCCGAAAAGGCGGTCCTTGCCAATATCGCATTCAACAACCGGCTGGCCGCCGTGCTGGCCAAGGCCAAGGCAATCGAGGCGGCCGAGATGGCCAAGGCCGAAAAGAAGAAACCCAAACCAAAGGAGTAACCCGCATGTTCGTATTCGTACCTCTTGCCAAGCGAAAGAGGCAAGGACTCAGACTTAAGCTTACAATTGTAGCGCGGGGCATGTCGATCAAGATATTCGCGGCATCAATAGGGGTCAGTCGCCAGGCTGTCTATGATTACTTTTCTGGAAAATACCGCCCCCATTCGGATCTCCACAAACAGATCGCCGAGTTATTGGGCGTCAGCGAAGATTTCCTTTTCGGCAATGCCTGACCCGACCATAGTTGAGCCCCGCGTTGAATCCGCCCTCATGGGCACGTTCAACCGCATTGAGATGTACCTGCTCGAAGCGCTGGAGGACTTGCACGAGGAGTCGGGCGGCCTTCTGGTTGCCGACGAACACAACATCCGAACCATGGAGCAGGTCTGGGGATCGCTTCGGCAGCAAATGGAAGTGCTCGGATTTCAAAACGCCCGCATGGTACAGATGGACGCACTCCGAGAACTGAACCGACAGGTCGTTGCCGAGGCCGAGAAATGGAAGACCGAGCAGGCCGACCCGTCGTTCACCCAGCGGTCCCAGGTCCAGATCGGAATCATCATGCAGGGCGCCGAGCTTGAGTTGATACAGGTAGCCGATCAAGCCTCGGCCGAACTGACCCAGCTATTGCAGCGGGCCGTTCTCGGCGGGTCGAGCCAATCGGACCTCATCAAGCGCATCATGGCGCAGCTACAGATCCGCGAGGACCAGGCGCTCACCCTGGCGCGGTCGACCCTGCACTCGTTCAACTCGTTCACGACAACCAGCCTGGCCGAGTCGGTAGGGGTCGAGGAGTTCGCACTTGAGGGGCCCAACGATAGTGTGATTCGCGATTGGTGCTGGCACTGGGTTGGGCTCCGAGGCTCCTGGTCTGAGATCGAGGCGACGGCCAACCAATGGGGCCGGGACAAGCAACCGCCGGGCGTCAAGATATG